CAGTTCGGTTTTATTACTAGTAATCAGGCTCGCATTTCTGCATTGTGCATGATTATCAGGCATGCCGAGACACTCCATCTGACGGAGGTTTAGCAGCTGATAAGGCAGCCAGCAGTTTAAGTCATGCCTAGACATTTTGTCGGTCTTGCAATTAGAATGTGGGTACTAGCCAGTAGACCGGACGAGGGATCAAGAACCACTCCATCTACTGGCTAGTTTTTAAATTTGTGGGGCAAGTTTCTGGTTATAAGTATTAACTACTCCACAGCATTTAGTCATCCATAAACGTGTGTCTGTGTATGGGTCTACACCTGCGTCAAATGGACTCAATGTTTCATGGCAAACTTCGCAGCTCTCGGCAAAGTAATGCGATGCATCATAAGCACCATAAAGTTTCTTAAGTATTGAAATAAACATCTCATCTTTGTTATCCATCATTTGCCCTCTTTCTGATGTCCTCTGTTTCACTTGCCATGCACTTGTAAGCCTGTGTCAATAGTTCGGCACAATGCTCACAATCCATGCTTCTAAGATTCCTTGTAAGTCTTAATAAAGTCATAAGGGTCGTATGAAATTCCAAATGCCAACGATCAGTCATTGTAACCACCATTGGCCATGTAGCAATCTATGCATGCAACAGGTTCGTCTTTACATTTGTCGCAATCTGGGTGAGGAACATTAACCCTTAAAATTCTGCAATCTGCATAATGATCGCCTTTGTATAGCAATTCAGGTGGGCAGTTACATCTCATGCCTTGTAGTCCAATGCAATAAAGGTGTCACACGGCCATTCCTCTGCACACACAATGCAATCTTTTAGGTAACGGCAGTTGTCACAATTCTCATCAAGAGTGTTACAAACTAAGCACAATGTCTGTTTGTGTTCGTGCCTGTAATGGATTGCCCGGGCTTGCTCAATTGCAGCTTGTAGTTCGTACAAGTCAGTGCAGACACAATGGCAATGCTGGCTGTGTTCAGGATTCATGAGCGATCAAACTTTGGATCACACTGTGGCTCATTGTCACAGAAGTAGCCAGCGTATGGCTTGCCTGTTTTCTTACTGATGCCACTACGGCGATTCATTTGGCCATGTAAACACACAGGCACTAATGACTCATCTTGATCTACGCTCTCATCCATGGCTGGTACAGATAGCCATGGGTCGGCTTCCATGGGGTCACTGGGTGGCTCTTGCACCACCTGTACCTCTCTTGGCTTAGCTGGTCCGGGTGCTTGGCGCTCTCGGCTGCCCATGATCTCCTCTTTGGTGCTAAGGCCCTTAGATGTACCGATGTTTAGGCTTGCACATGCTCGACCCCAACAGGCTGTCTCTAAGTTCTGCAGCTCTGAACCATTGGTGTATGGACTCTTGCCCACAATGAGTTCAGATGCAGTGCCAATGCCCGGCAGTGGATCATCTGATGTTCTGTAGGCTCTGGCAACACCCCACATCTTTAGTGGATCTCCATCCATAACACCCATAAACTCAAACTGAATTGAACCCTCTGGGTACTTTTCATAGAACATGGCAACTCGTTCTGCCACAGTTACGTAGTTACTGATGTCAAAAGCCATTAGATTCTCCAACCGTCTTTCCACATTTGTTCCTCAATGGTTGGGCCATGCATGGCACGAAATTTAGCCCTTAATTTCAACCTATGTTGTGCCTCAATGTAGATACCTGTAAATACACCTAAGCCAAACAACACTGCACAATACATAAAGATAATGATCGTCATGCTGACACCTGACTTAACCACTGAAAGGCTGTACCTTCAGCTGCATCAAATGAATCTAAGTCATTAGCAATGTAGTTATCTGTGATGGGTACAAATACGTCCCAATTTTCATTGACATTCTGCTCAATGATTACAATGTCGTGCGTATCTGATGCCACAAAAATAGTGTCATAGATTTTGTATGTGTTTAACATGCCCTGATTTCCTATTCTTAGTTGTAACCCTTGGCGGCTACGTAAGTATTTCTAGCACGTCACACAGGAGTCACACAAGCACTTTGAGAAATTAGGCGTGTCATGACTTGTGGCCAGATGATCTTTTATCACTAGATGTAGTGTGTCTACCTTGTGAATCAAGTCTGGTAAGGATTTTCCGCCATTTGCATAGGGTTGAATGGCATAAGTCATTTTCTCTATGTAGGCCTTAATCGGTATAACGATTGCATAACGTACAATCATGCCTAATAAGGTCAATACGGCTATTAAAGCGCCAGCAATTTGGCCAACATTTACAATGGCATCCATGTCATTCAGGCTTTGTCCCAGCATTTATTGCTGCATCTATTTCCGCTTGATCTAATTTGCCGTCATTCATAAGGCCTTTGGCCGTTGCCCGTAATACAAATACCAATGGCACAATAGCGGCCATTACAGCTGCTTTGAGTGGCTCTATGCCAAGCACTGTGGAAAGGCCAAGGGTGCTTAGACCTGTGTACAGGGCTAATGACAAGGCTCTAATAATAAGTAATCTCATGCCTTTAATAAATCCTTTGGGTCTTTGGCCTTGCCACTTGACCATCGGATGTTATCGCGCAGCTCTAAGTGCAGGTGTGGGCCACTTGAGTTTCCTGAATTGCCAGACTCGCCCACTATCTGGCCTTTCTTTACAACCATGCCGGGCTTTACTCTGACCTTGTTTAAGTGTGCGTAAATGACATAGCCACCGGGAGCGGTGCAAATAACTTGATTGCCGTATGCCTTGCCCCAGTTAGCGTTTACCACTGTGCCATCAGCTACTGAAAGTACAGGTGTGCCTATGGGTACTGCAAAGTCCACGCCTGTGTGTGCGCCTGTTGACCACTTAGAGCCAGCCTTGCCATAAGGTGTGCTGATCTTGCCATTCTTAATTGGTAATGCCATCAAAAATTATTTCCTCTGGATCATCTCGCAAATCTGTCGCAATTAAAGTTTCTTTGCATCCACCACATTGTGCTAATTCTGGGTTGCCAAGAAAGTTAAACTCAACGTCTTTGCTTACGCAATCGTCTTGGATACATTTTAAAGTTACCATGTTAATTTGCCTCATAAGTTGCGTTGATAATCAATTGATTAGTATTAGCCCAAGTAAATGGAACCGTTGCGCTACTATCGACTAGGTTTATGTAAGTACCAGCTGAACCCCAAATAAATAATCGTACATTTGTTGTGTCAATTAAGTTAAGACTGCCACCATTGCTTGTTGCCCCAAGGTAAGTAGCATGGCCAATGTGTTGCAAAAATCCGTATGTACTGCTGATTGTTACTGGCATTGCAATGTTTACCGATGTGCCAACTGATGAGGTTGTGCCAAGAATAAAGCGACCTCTTACATGTACAGTTTTGCCAATTTGCATGTAATAAAAACTTGAAGTGCCATTACCTACCGTAAGATTTTGAAATGCCGGTGTGTACGCAGTCCATGCTTTCCAAGTGTTTGCAGCTGTGGTGTCTATTGCACTTCCAAGAGTTCTGATGGCAGATGCGCCATCTTTCACATACGCTGTATTATCTGGGGTACTCCACCCATAATTTGTTGTAGTTGCCATTCTATAAATCCTGCCATGCTTGTGTACTTGGAGTATAACCTGCCCAAGTTGTGGTTGGTGGTATTTGATCCCAGATAATACTCAAATAAGTTTCAGAGTATGCCGAGCAGGTCAGGGCAAGTTCAGCGGTGTATCTGGTCAAGTTCCATGTGTAGCCCTCTACAAAGCCGTCAAAGATCGTTCCAAAGACTGTTGGTAGTGCGCTTGTGTTGATTCTTAGCCCGTTGTAAACGGCTACTAGGGCATCCCTAGTGGCATCTGTAACGGTTGGACTGTGTAAAGGTACTGTTATTGTTTCTGGGTACATTCTTGGGTATGCACGAGATTCTAAAAAGTCGTTGGCTTGTGCCAATGCGTCAGCTGCATTATGTAGTTGAGTTGTGCGAGTTCCAGACAACTGGCCGTATTGAATAATTGAATTTTCATCACGCGCATTCTCTGTGCCTGCCCGGTATGTCACATTTACATCATTGACGATTTCGCCCCATTGGGCTTGAGTGCGAAGCCCTTGGGCAAGAATGTCGTCAGCTGTAAGAGTTAATGGGCTTGCGCTGGATCGGCTGGCATAATCGTCATAGTGCAGATCTCCATCCCCACCCTCCCAAAGCACACCGCGACCAGAATTGGCTGCATTGATGGCAAGAGTATAAGCATCAGCCTCGCCATCGGAGTAAGCCATCAATTCATAAACACCCGGCACATCCACATTGGCAGTTAAATTATCAACTAAGGCCACATTAGTTGCATCATAACTAGCCCAAGTTGTTTCGGTAGGCAAACCATCCCAAGTAATAGTTGCCCCAACATCAGACCACGATTGTAAAAAGGCCTCACTAAGAATGTTAAGGATACGTGTTCCGTCAAACTCTTTAGCATAGTTGCTACCGCCGACCAAGTGACGGTTGAGCTGCGACAAAGGGCCAACGGCTGTAATGGTGTAAATGGCTATTGAGCCATCTGATCCATAAGCCTGCAGGCTAATATCAATATCAGAAATAATGCCAGCAAAAATCTCTTGCGTTCCAGTTGTTCCCTTGTCTATCGAAATTGACACGGATTGACTCAAGGCTACGTTCAACGGGTCGCTGGCATCAGTCCAAAGACTGATTGAGGCAAAGCCCGGTTGAGGCTGGGTAGTGACATCATTACGGCCAGATCGGATTGAGATAGATGAGATGGTCTGGTCAGCGTAGGTTGTAGCCCCTGCAAAGGTCACAGTCGGGTACGGGTCGTAGGTGGTCACAATGTAGCCCCGACTAGATTTACTGCCCCTGTGCGCCTTGAGGAGTCTTGTAATAGGCGTTCAATACTACGGCGGGCAGACTCGCCATCAATAACACCATTCATAATTATGGTCACGCCTTGGCCAGCCCCGTTGTCTGGGCGAATCGATCCCGAGCCACTTGGAACAAATAACTCTGGGCCAAATTCTCCAACAACATAAGGTTGACCAGCATTTACAGGTCCACCAGCTGCTCGCTTAGTGTAGCCAAGAGCCTTGCCCAAATCAGTATCAGCAAACTTTAATCCACCGTCACCAATTTCAATAAAATCAAGAACTGCGCCACCAATCTTTTTTACCTTGGCGTAAGCATTGGCAACTGCGTTAATAGCGCCAGCAACATTGTTAAGGGCATTTGCAAAACTTTGAGCATTATCGGTAGCACCGTCTGCGTTTGATCCATTCAAAGCTTTAAAAACATTACTGAATGAAGTTGCTACATTTTTTAAGGCCAAACCTAAGTTGTAAGCGCCACCGCCTTGGCCGTCGTATGTTCCTGCTAATTCTCTTGCTCGGCTACTTAAACCTTGTGCATCCTCGCCACTAAACGCTTTGGCAGCCATGTTGACCTGCTCAAGTAGTGTTTTCATAACTGGCAGTAAGGACACACCAATAGATTCTTTCATTTCGCCAAATCGCTCGGTAACAATGGCTAATTGACCTGCATAAGTTTCTGTATTTTTCTTGGCTGTTCCACCAAATAACTTTGTTAATTCCTCTTGTACTAAATTAAAATCTTTTGATTTTTTAATGTTGTCATCAAGTGGGATTCCTAATTTAGTAAGCGATCCAAAATTGCCGTCGTAAGCCTTACCAAGGGTTAGAGATACCGTTTCTAAGTCTTTGCCTGTAGCTGCAGAAATGTCTAATGCAAGGTTTGTCAGCTCTTGGGCTTTGCCAAGATCACCAGTAGCTCTGGCAAGATTAGCAATTGCCGGGCGTAACTTTGTGTCTGCTACACCAAAGGCCAATTGTTGTGTAGTAACAAAATTTTCCATGCTTTGTATTTGGTCATCTGTCGCCTTGGTCGTATTTTGTAAAGCTTTTGCCAATAGCAATTGAGATTGTTCATCCTCGACGGCTGCCTTGACTCCATCTACACCTAACTTAATTGCATAAGCGCCAGCGGCTACACCAGCAACTGCAAAGGCCTTGGCCATTGTCTTGCCGTAACCGCCAATTTTCTTGCTAAACGATTTAGTGTCATTGTCAGCGGTATTCAGGCTACGGCTAAATTGGTCTACATCTGCAAGTAGGTTTAGTTTTAAAGTTCTTACATCAGCCATTGTTGTCATCCCACTTTTCTGTGACTCTGCGTGTTACCGCATCTTTCCATCGGCGTGTAAGTTCGGGTTGTATTTGCTTAAGCACCTTAAAGATTCCATAACCCTCATTGCCACGCCCACTAGCTGGAGAACGATCCGGGAAACGTCTGCCACCATTTTGAAAGGGTGCTGGCCCACCAAATTCAGATCCAAACAAAACCTGTCCGGATACCGCACCACCACTGAATCGGCCTTTACTGCCACCAATAGTTACGTTAGGTAACCGATCCTTGTTTGCCCTAATTGTCGCAGCCACCTTTTGGGCTTGGGCTGGTAACGGATTCATCGTGTAACTGCTTTGTAATTCAGTTGCTGACCACGCACTAATGGAAGTTACATCATCTTTAAGTGCACGTTTTGCACCCTCGTCCATTTCCCTAAATGCTTTGTACAAGTTTTTTAAGTCCCGGGAGTCAGGTGTGATTTTGACTGTTGTTCTTTCAGCCATGTCCATTCCTTTCCCTTATCAGCGTTATTGCTGTGCTTAAGTCTGCGAGCGACCAGTCCATCAAATCACTTAAAGGGATGCCAGTCGTAACTGCGATTCTGACCAACGAATCCCTTAGTTCTCTTTTGGGCTTTCCTCGACCACCTCAAAGTGTTCAAACTCATTGGTGACCCATGCTTGCTGACTAGGTAACTTTGTATGCCCTGCCGCTTTAGCGGCTTTGTAAAGCATGCAAGTAATTACATCTAATGAACCTTGGCTCATCTTTTCAGCTGCTTGACTGACTGTGTATCCGAGTTCACGTTCAATCTCGATCCACAGCCAAGCCGAGTCATCGCTCACTATGTAGTTATTGCCCTGTTTTGTTGTAACTGTGTATTGCATAATAGTTGCCCTGTTCTGCTAGTTAGGCTCTTGCGACTGTTCCATCCTCAACAACAAAGCTGAGGCTGGTTGTTAGTACGTCTGTGGCAGCGCCACCGACTGTTGGGAATACTGGAAACACGTTGCCAGTGAATGTGTCACCGTTTACATCAAATGAGAATGCAAGCGATGTATCTGGTGCGCTGTTCGCTGCATCCCAAAGTGCCGAGATAATACCTGCACTTGAAGTATCGTCTAGGTATAGTTCCACATTGAGTGTGGCGGTCTTATCAACGGTCTTGTAAGCGCGACCCGATAAAACTTCAAGTACCTGCTGGTTGTTTTCGCGCTCTAGTGTAACTGTTGATGCTTGATCAGCGTACGACACCGAGTTGATCGATAAGGTGAGGTTACGCCCAGTTATGTAAGTTGCTGGCATAATTTTTTTCTCGCTTTCTTAATTGGTTGTTACCATCTCGATGTTGATCTGGCTGATAAGCATGTCGGCGTTTCCGATTTGCTGGACTGTGGGTTGTGACCATCCACCCAAAAACGAGATGTTGTTGGCTAGTAGGTCGGTGACACTAAAAATTAAAGTTTCCAAGTTGGCTAAGGCAGCTCGGTTGTCAGCTGCATTAACAATTACTGTGATGTCAAAGCGCACATTACAACGAGCGCCACCAATGGCACTAACGGTTATATAAGGCGATCCCGGCACAAGCACAATTGCTGGCGGGGTGATGTTTTCATTTGGGTATGCGTAAACTACTCGCCCGGCAGCTGCAAGAGTTGCGGCGAGTGCATCACGGTAAGTCGCTAGATTAGCCAATGTAGCCTCTGGTATCTAGGTGCTTACCTAGTAATCCAGATACTCGGGTAAGCATTGAGCGACCTAAACGGTAAGGCGCTGGAGATTGGAAATCCACACCTTGCTGGCCAAGTGTGCCAGTACGTGTAATCCAGATGTCACAGGCAACGGCCATAGCAGCTTCTCTGACTTCTGGCGTGGTGTCATACAGAGTGGCTTGGCTGGTTAATACTGCTCTCCCATTAGGTATGACATAGCGCTTGGTTATGTTTGCGTTTGTAATGGCAGCCTCAAAGAATGTAACGCCATCCTCTTTGCCTACGGTTGTTACAGTGCGCGATCCGTCAAAGGGTGCGCCACACTTGCTAACCGTTAATGCTTGACCAACTACAAAAGTGTTGTCATAGCAATAAAAGCGAGCCACATTACTTGTAAGTGATACGCCCTTAATAGATACATCATCAAAAGTTAAATAGGAAAGGATTATGTTTTCGGCGCTATCGGCAACGGCTTGCACAATTGCATCTGCGTAAATGTCACCAATACCAAGTACGGCTTTTAGCTCGCTTAGTGTTATTAGTGCCATTTCTAATCCTTATCTATGAAAGTGTGTGGGGGACACAGGGCCGCATCCCCCACACTTCTAACTAACTCTGACTTAGGTCAGGTTAAAGCGACGTACTCCACCGGCTGTAACAACCTTGACGGCTAGGTAGCCATAAAGCATTGTTTCAATTTCGCCAGTTGTAACTACGTTTGTCGAAAGCTGCAAAACTGGGCTTTCGTAGATTGCAACAGCTGATGGAACAACAATAAATGCTGATTCATCAATGGATGTTGAAACAGCCTTGTTGGATACGTAAAGGTCTAGGCCCATTACGTTTCCGCGTAGTGACTGTGTACCAACATCGCCAGCTGCGTTCATTGGCTGTGATGCGCTGAAAATTGGTCGCTTGGTTGAATCCTGTGCGCCAATTAGCAAACCCCACTGGGATGTGCCAGCGATGTAGCGTGTGGCCAATTCGCCAGTTGCAAGGTATGCAGCTGGGGTTTCGGTCTTAACGAATGACACGATGCCATCTACATC